GACGGCATCGTCACCACCCTGAACACCACCGGCACCGGACTGGCTGGACAGCAGTACGTACTGGGAGATGCCACCAAGCCCTGGCCCACCTACTCCAACCCCACCGGCTCCAGCGTGACGCAGATCGTCACAGTGGGGGCCACCACCTACACCCTGGCCCCCGGCAACAGCTTCGTAGGCCAGGCGGCTGCGGCCACCATGTACACGGTCATTAACGGCAACACCATCCTTTTCGGGGGCGGCACAACGGCCTCCCCTGGAGCCATCCCGGCCAACGGTGCTGCCATCGTCATTCAGTACGGTATGACCGCCCTGACGGCGGGCACCCCTCCTACCCCGGCCACCCAGTACGCCGGAACCGTCTCGGCCATCAACGGCACGTCGAGCGTGGGTGAGGGCATCGGCATCTCGGACGGCACGCCCAACCAGTACTACACCCTCTTCAATACCCCGGTAGTCGACGGCAGCATCACTGTCTATGTGGACGAGGGAGGCGGTCCCACCGCTTGGATCTACCACCAGCGGTTGGTCGACGCCTTCGCGTCAGAGGGCGCCTACACCCTCTCAGTGGATGCTAACGGAGTCGTAACAGTGAGCTTCGGGGACAACGTAACCGGAAGAATCCCCGCACCGGGTGCCATGATCACCGCTACCTATCTAATGGGAGGCGGCTCGATTGGCAACGTAGCTTCCGGGTCACTGGTCCAGATCAGTAGTGGTACTGATCCCACCGTTACCGCTGTCACTAACACCGTGCCAGCTACGGGCGGGGCCGACGTTGAGACCATCGACCACATCCGGATCCACGCCCCGATGTCCATCACGGCCATCAACCGGGCAGTCACCCTGGACGACTATTCCGCCTTAGTGTTGAACGTCCCGAGCATCGCTAAAGCTGCCACACTATCGACAGCGTACAACGCAGTCAGCGTCTATATCCACCCTGCCGGAGACTTCATCTCCGACCCCACAGCCCTAGGCAATCGAGTAGCGGCGCTCATCCCCACGATCACCAACTCGGCCTACACGGGCTATATGGACGACAAGAAGATGGTGGGCACGTCCATCACTATTATCCCGCCGCAGTACAACAAGGCAGGGGTGTTACAGACCGGCTACGTGCCCATCGACATAGCTGCGACCATCCAGGTGCTGCCCCAGTACCACCAATCGACGGTGGCATCAGCCGCTCAGGCGGCTATCCAGAACCTGCTGCTTTTCTCGGTGGTGGACTTCGGCTGGAGGGTCACGCTATCGAGCTTGTACCACGCGATCATGGAGGTGGAAGGCATCGACTACGTGGTGGTCACAGTGCTGTGCCGGGACGAGGTCACCCCTCAGACCTGTGCTGACGTCCAGTGCGCCGTCTACGAGATCCCCCAATGCCATGCCGTCACCATCACGGCCAATGGAGGTGTGGTCTATTGACCGCCGTCTTCCCCCACGCCATCAAGATCTTCCAGGTCTTCCACGACTACAGCGACATCATTTGGGCGGTCTCGATCAACGAGTGCCACGACGAGATCCAAGCCCTGGAGTCGATGATGGGGATCAACCCCTTCCAGTCGACGCCCTACACCACCGTGGGCGGCGCTATCCAGGATCTCTACCTCAACAAGGCCCCGAGCAATCACACCCACATCCACAGGAACCTCCTGGATGACACCCAGGGCAACGACCATCCCCAGTACATACTCACCACCGGTCAGCCAGGCTTCACCGGCCCAGTAGGTGGCAAGGCCGGAGGCAGCCCTGCGGACCTCGTGCCACTCAGCCAGCTTCAGAGCATGGGCTATCAGAACGCTGCCCAGGTGCAAGCTGCTGTCAACGCTGCGCTCGCCAACCTCATGGCCGGGGCCTGGGGAGGGCCTCCACTGGCCGGAGCCGCATCCTCACCAGCCTGGCGGATCCAGGGGGGCCTCAAGTCGGGCCTGACCGATGGCAGTGGCCGGATCTCAGTCGCGTTCAACCCCGGCTATGGACGCTGCGTCCAGGCGTTCAGCGCCACCAAGCTGCCACCCTCAGGAGGAGGACCGCCCTACAACTGGATCGAGGCCCAGCTAACCCTGGTGGGTGTCTCCGGCTCCGGCGCCACCGTGCAGTTCTCACACGATTACTCCTGGCAGCCGAATCAATGGGTCACCTTCACATGGATCGCCATAGGTAACTGATGCCGACTCCTCCTCCAGTCCCAGCCGCCCAGCGCTATCCCCTGGCGATCAGGGACTTCGTCACCTACCAGAACCAGCCTGGTGACAACAACCACATCGTCCAGAGTTCCACCGGCTCAGTAGACCTGACCCTCGACGGGGCAGTGGTCACGCGTGACCTGCATACCGAGATCATCAGCCTGGAGCAGACCATCGGAGCCAACCCGTTCATGGTGCCGGGGAACCCCACCATCGGGAAGTCCATCCAGTGGTTGCATAGCAACCTGTCCCCCGGCCATGTCGGACCTCGTGGCTCCATAGACCCGCTGCCGCCTCCTTCCCATAGCCACGTCCACCAGCAGATGTCAGGTCGGAGCGGCGACGACCACCCCCAATACATGCTCGTTAACGGCACTCGGCCCTTTATCAACCCCGTCACAGCGCCCGCCGCACAGAACGGTCATGAGTTGATCACGCTGGCTCAGGCGAAGAATGCGGGCCTCACCTGGCAACAGGTCCAGAACATCATCAACCAGTCCCTGACTGCGGCCATGGACGGGGGCGCGAGCGGACCCATCCTGGGACCAGACAACCGTCGCTGGAAGATGGCGGGCGGGTACTTCAACGGCTACACCGACGAAAATGGCAACGCTTACGTCGACTTCAGCGCCGCCCACTTTTCCGGGCTGCTGAGCTTCATCTACATGAAGATGCCCTTCCCCGGCCAGAGCATGCTGGGCTGGTACAACTACCAGTACATGGAGGACCAGTTGATCCTCCTGGGCCTCTCCAACACGGGTGCGCTCATCCAGTTCATCGAGGACATTGTGGTCGACCGGCGAGCCAACGTGGCCTGTACCTGGATCGCACTGGGGATCTAGTGGGCGTCTACGGCATCGACTTCTACGGGGTTGGCCGCTTCGGTCCTGACCCAGCCCTGGTACGGCCCGACTTCTCGGTAGCTCCCTTCGACTTCCTGCCGCTCGACTACCAGTCCCTCCACCTGACCTGGAAGAACCCGGTCTCAGCCGACTGCACCCAGTTGCGACTGGTTCGCAATGGCAGCAACCTGCCCCAGGACGAGAACGACGGCGCTCAGGTCTTCGTGCTGTCCAACTACGCCACCACCAACACCAATGACGCGATCGTCGTAGGAGCTATCACCAGCCTGACCGACGTCCACCTAGCCGGTGGCTTCCAGTACTACACGATGTTCGGCTGGTCAGCGAGCAGTCAGGTTTGGGTCCGCTGCACCGACCTGATCGCCCTGGTGCCCCTCCCCTGGGGCTACGGCTGGCGCATGTACAACCTCATGCCCATGGCCTATCGGGACGCCGACATCCTCCTGGTGGACCCGTATAACCCCTGGTCTACTGAGGGACTGCCAGGTGGCAGTCCTCCACTCCAGCGCTACCTCCAGCTAGTCGGCTTCCAGTTCGACTTCATCCGCACCGAGATGGAGTCCCTGATGTCGATCAACGACATCCAGAACTGCTCCGGCGCGTTGCTCCCCCTCATGGCTCAGCAGCTAGGACTGCCGCACGAGCCTGAGGTGGGCATGCAGCAGGAGCGCCAGCTAGTGCAGAACGCCGTCCATCTGTACAAGCAGAAGGGCAGCCCACGGGGCATCACCGAGATGGCTTCGATCCTCACGAGCTATCCGGCCACCCAGCTTGTCCACCATGGCTATAACGAGCTTCTCTGCCTTGATGACGGCGTCATGGCCGACGCCATCGGCACCTGGCAGGTCTGGCCTCCCCGGATCCCCACCGACCCGATCACCTGGAACGCGAACCCAGGGGGCTACACCGGCACCTACACCAACGTCTTCGCTCCCCTGGCAGGCCAGGCGGCTGGTGAAGCTCTGACCTGGATCCCCAACCTGCTGAGCGGCTCGATCGCCAACATGACCAACCCGCTGGAGACCTTCGGCACCCCCAGCACCTGGCCCTCCTCGATCCAGCCGCCCTATCAGAACAGTGGCATGCGGGTCCAGGGAACCGGCGCCGGGGACTACAACCTGACCACCAGCGGGATCCCCATCACCGACTTCATGTCCCAGTACGGGGGTCCGGGCAACATCACCTGGCGGATCCAGATCTGGTCAGCGACGGCCCGCACGGTCTGGCTGTCAGTGTGGGGTGATGTCGGTTCGGGCGCCAGGGTCCAGGTACTACCCGAGCAGAGCTTCGTGGAGACGGCGAACCACTGGACCACCATGACCATCACGGGGACCATGAACCCGTACCCGAACTCGCTGCCAGGGGCGAGCGCGCCCACCGGGCCTGCGAGCTACTACCGGCTCTTCCCGCAGATCCGCATCGCCGGAGCGGCTGCCAACGAGGCCCACTACGTCACCATCTGCGGGCTGTGGCCCTGCACCCCGGCGCAGATCGGTATCGACACCCCGACCTACGACTACCCCCGAGACATCAAGCTGCTGCTCCAGCCCCAGGCATCCAACCTGCTGACCAACACGGTCAGCACCTTCTCCAAGATCAACCCCAGCCCGCCACCCAGCCTGCTGGGCATCGGCTTCGATGGGCTGGCGAACACGGTGGACCCCAACCAGCCCAGCACGCTGAACATCATCCCGGCTCAGTCGGCTGACTTTGAGGGCACCGGGGTAGGGGCCTGGACCGGGAACAACGCCACCCTGGCGAACTCCACCAACTTCGCCAATACCGGTTCCCACTCCCTGGCGATCACCTCCACGGTCATCGGAAGCACCGCCAACCGGGTCTACGCCCGCTACCCCAGGGTGGCAGCCACGTCGAATCAGGCATACACCGTCAGTGCCTGGTTCCGACCTGCCACCACGGCCCGCTCGATCTCGGCCTACCTCGTCTTCTACAACGCAGCGGGCACGGCGCTGAGCAGCATCAACCCACCCTCCCTGGTCACTGAGGTCGCCAACGTCTTCACCCAGTACACGGTCAATCAGATCGCCCCGGTGGGCACCACGCAGATGGAGCTTCGCCTGGAGATCCAATACCCCGGAGCGGTGAACGAGATCCACTACGTGGACACCGTGTCGGTCACCTATACGAACGCCGTGGCTAGCTGCACCATGAGCATCCGCTACGCCAGCCTGGAGGATCCTCCCAGCCTGGCGCCGATCAACGGCATCGGCGCCCTCCAGGTGACGGCTATCGGGCCAGGAGCGACCATCTGGTGGGGCAAGGTGTCGGTCTGGTCCCCGGCCGCAGCCATCCCTGCTGGGTGGTTCGCCTCTAGCAGGCCCATCCCGCCTCCGGCCTACCCTGCTGGCCCAGTCAAGACCCTGACGAACGACTGGTTTTTTGGAGCGGTGCAGGGCTACAACTCCAGGAACTGGATGGATCCGGTGTGGGGTTGGTTCATGACCAACCAGACATTTTTTGGCACGGGCAGCGCTGTGGTCAACGGCATCTGGTTCGCCGCCCCACCCCAGCCACCCCAGTACGGCAACCTGAGCGCGTACAACGTAACGGGCGGTCAGCCCTTTAACTTCAGCCTCTACGCCCAGTACATGACCGTGCAGGATCCCACCAACGCACAGATGCAGATGGGCCTGCGCTGGTACTACCCGGACGGCAAATGGATCGAGACCAGCATGACGGTGATGCTGACCAGTCAGTACGTTCGCTACAGCATGCCTGACCCGAATAATCTGGCCTCGTACTACCTGGGCGAGCCGCCGCCAGAAGGGTCGACGCCGAATGACCCCAATCCACCCACCGGTATTTTGCCGACGTTGGTCTACCCCTTCGTTCGTTTCACAGCCGCTCAGAACGCTCAGTTCCTCCTGAACTCGGCCATGCTGTCACCGGGCCTGAGCCTGCCGCCCTACATGGACGCGACCAGCTACTCCTCTGCCAGCGGGGACTTCATCCAGGACAACGCAGGCGCCAGCTATGTCTACCGGCGCCGCACGCCTAGGGTCGCCCGCCTGACCGAGCAGATGTACCGTTGGGTGCCCATGGGCAGCACCTACTCCATCACCTACGCCTCAGCCGCCGTCGCCCCGCCGCTCGATCCCACGACGTGGCCGTAGACCTGGGCTGGGCGGTCCTGATCGGCTTCGGGGCCACCCGGCTGACAGAGCTATGGAAAGAGGTCATGATCCGGGTGGGGATCATCCGGCAACAGGCATGGTGGAAAGCCGTCCTCAACTTGCTTGTATGCGGGGTGCTGGCCCTGCTGGTCACCCACCACTCCTGGGAGACCCGTGTGCTGATCGCCGTGGGGGCCTCAGGGTTCTCGATGCTCTTCCATGCGACCGACACCCTGATCCGCCACCAGCGGGACCGGATCGTGTCTGAGGTACTAGGACGGCGCACCCGACGATAGAGTGCTTGACCTTGTAGTACCCGGCTTGTTATCTTCTGGCTGTCTCACCTCCTTTCCAGCCGGAGTGAGCGGTAGTCAGAAAGCCTCCCTCTCAGCGGGGAGGCTTTCGGCTTTCTTAGCGGAGATAATCGCCCACCAGGCTGCACCAGCCGCCAGTGACCGTTCAGAATGGCCTCACGTCGTTCATGCCCACATCAGTGGCGGAAGGAGCAGCCATGGCAAGAGGATCGAAAGCCCAGGAAGGTGTGACCATCGGATTCCTGGGTACTGGGGAGATGGAGGTGGACCCCGCCACCGACCTGATCGAGCAGTTCATCAACGAGTCGGTCAAGCCGGAGGAGCCAGCCAAGTTCATCTTCCCCCTGACTAGTGCGGAGTTCTCGGACTCCATGGACCGGCTGGCCGAGATGGCGAGGAAGTCCAAGATCGCCTACGAGTGCATCGTCACCCCTGAGGACAAGAAGCGCAGGGCCTTCCAGGAGGTCATCAGCGGGGCCGTCCACACCCACACGGTCACCGACATATGGACGCAGATGGAGCAGATCCTGGTGGACGCGCCCAAGTCCGCTCTCTTCGTCCTGTGGGACGACAAGAGGGACGACGAGCTTCAGGAAATCTGCTTCAAGTTCGTGGATGCCGACATCAACGTCCTCGATCTCACCAACAACCTCGTGCGGCTGGGCCGTGAGGAGGGCGATGAGGGTGAGGCCCCCGACGAAGATGAGGAAGAGGACGAGGGCACCGACGAGGCCGAAGAGGTGCGCGAGCTTGAGGCTGAGGCTGTCGTCTCGGTCTTCACCAGGGCGCAGCTTGAGAAGATGAGCCACTCCGACGTGAAGGACGTGGCCGTGGGCCTGGGCCTGCCGCCCAGGAAAGCCAGGGAGAACATGATCGTCGCCATCCTGGAGGCTCAGGGTTCTCCTGAAGCCGTCTCAGAGGCCCCTGAGCGGCCACAGGCGGTCACAGCCGCTCCTGTGGACGTGGATGCCCTGTCTGAGGCTCTGACGGCCTTCAGGAAGGGTCTGGCCGATGACCTGGAGGAGTTCCGCCTGGCCTTCGCCAGCACCGTCGAGGGAATCCTCTTCAACGTCGCCCCCGAGAAGCCCATGGAGGTCGAGGACGAGCCTGCTCCCGAGTCGGGCACGCGTCGTCGTCTCGTTCGCCGGTAATGCCCCGCAGGCTGGTTCGCAGCCAGGAACCAGAGCCTGAGGAGCCGGAGCTTCCTCCGGAGGAGGATCAGGAGGGGGATGAGACTCCCCCGGAGGAACCCTTGCTCTACAACGCTGAAGCCGCCGCCCGCATCCTGGGCGGCATCAGCACGTCCATGCTCTACCGCTACGTCCAGAACGGTGAGCTACACCCGGTCAAGCTGGGCAGCCGCACCTTGTTCACCAGGGAGGAGCTAGCCCGCTTCGTCAAGGCGAAACAGGGCGGATGACGTCGGTCTGAGTGTTGACCCACTCCTCGTGGGTGGGGCTGTCCTGGATGATGACCCACCCGTCGTCGGTGATGGCGTTGATGCGTCCTGAGCCGACGTGGCTCTCTTGTCGGGGGCCGACTGGGGCTGTGCGATACTCCACGTACCCCCCCACCTGGAGGACGGGCGATTCCCCCGGCCCGTCCTCCAGGTCATCATCGTCCTCCTCGTCCTCCCCCTGGAGGGCCTCCCACACCGCAGGCGGCGTGATGTTGGAGGTCACTACCAGGGAGAGGCCGTGCGACCCAAGCCAGTGCTTGAGGCCCACGGGAGGGTCCAGGTGATCGAGCAGATCGTCGCCCGTGATAGCCAGGACGGCGATTAGCTGATCAGCTACGCGCTCCATCGTGTCACCGTCGTACTCCTCCAGGACGGTGCAGATCACGTTGAAGGTGTCTTCACGATTCATGATTCATGACTCTTGAAAGGTGGCGCCGGGGGTGTGGACCGTTCCCCGCCCACTGGTAGGCCGGGTGCGACCCGACTCTCCGGCCCCCCGGCGTCCCTCCCATTGGGTCATACCAGGGCTGGCAGGCTCCCCCGATGGACGTTGGCCGTGCGGAGGAAGTGGTCCTCGTCATGCCGGATCTCGATCATCTGCATGAGCCACGCGTCACCCTCCGGCAGCATCTCGTAGGTGTCACCGGGTGGTCTCCTGGGATGGGCACACAGGCGGGCCTGCACGGTCCCATCGGGCTTCAGGAGGTCGACGTTGCCGCTCTGGCCCTCAGCCCGGATGCAATAACGACGGCCCTTAGAACCGGTCACGTAAAAGCGCCCATGCCGGTTTAACTCGGCCTTCTGCTCGTCGTCCAGGAAGTCCTCCAGGAGGGTACGCGCTCGTGCCCGAGCCGCCACCCTGCGCTGGTTGCGCTCCTCATAGATAGCCCGCTGGCGAGCCTCACGGGCCTCCATCTCAGCCACCTCTTCCGGCGTCAAGACCCGTGGCGTATACGGCGTCTGATTCCACTGGATCCATACCTGATTGGCGTAGGTGTTCTGCGTGATGATGGTGGAAGTGGTGTTCCAGTTGAGCCAGGCCAGGTCAGGGGAGGAGACAGTGGTCTGATAGCTGGGGGTCTGGCTCCAGGTGTAGTTCGCCGGGATGTAGTTGGTGGTAGTGGCCGACGTGGTGTAGTACTGCTGCGGCCAGTAGCCGGTCTGTGGCATCAGCCCCCCTGTAGAGCAGGGGAAAAGATGATCTTCTCGGCCTGGGGGTCGAAGGTGGTGATGCGGGCGTCCTTGTCGCCCTTCCTGGTGACCGACCACGCCTGCATACCACGCTTGATCATGCGGTCGAACAGCGAGCGAGCTTCCTCGACTTCGGCCTCGCTATTGCGGTCCCATATGTGCTTGGTGTCACCGGAGTGGTCAAGGACGACGATCACCCCTACACCGGGGATCTCCTCCTTGTTGGCTTCTGCTACGAGCGTTGTCATGGCTGTCCTCCTGGCTTGTCGTACCAAAGCCGCTCATGATGTCGGCACTGGCATGTCTCATCAGTACACAGGTCATGCTGACCCTGCATGCAGGCCACACTCGCTGTGCGGCCCACGGCTCCCCCCAGTTCAGCGACCGGGGGGAACGCCTCAAGATTCTCCGGGACGTCAGGCACCTCTGTTTTCCATGGCGCTGACTTCTAGCCTGGCTGCCTCGTCGGCCTCGATCTGCTCCCTGGTGCGGCGTACGCGTTTCTTCGGGGTCTGGATGCGGTCGTTGGCCCACCGGCTGACGCAGGCCCAGGAGCAGAACACCCGCATCTCCAGGTTGCCCTGGCCCTCCTGGTAGTAGTCGGCTGACAGCCAGCCGTCCGGGATCTCGGCGCCATCAGCCGCCGCCCCGAGTTTTCCACAGGATCTAAGGTCACACTCAACCGCCGTTACCTTCGCCATCTCCTACCTCCTTGACGTGCGCTGCACAGATCACCTGGACAAGTTTGCAGGTTTCGGCGTGGCCCGCCAGGGCCTCTTCCTCAGTGCTGTAGCGCCACTGCTCCAGGTCTAGGTCGCCCCCAAAGATCATGGTCTCAAAGATCTTCATGGGGCGATCCGGCCACCAGTTGTGGTCCAGGCCCAACCACACAGTAGAGACCTCCACCGGCTGGTCCCCCATGATGTAGACGTCCTTGGCGATGACCTTGTAGTCGTAGTCGGCCAGGTAGTCGTTCGCCACCACCATGGGGATGGGCTTGCCCGTCTTGTCGTACCAGTGATCACTGCCAAACGGATTCAGTTCAGCCCAGGTGTGCGGGCCGTCCTCGATGTCTAGGGACGAGTGGATACGCCACCACAGACCCCTACGTTCCTCCCAATGCCAGGGACCGGGCAGGTTGCTCAGGGGCACTACCGCACGAGGGCCTTGACGGTCTCACGCACCACCAGGGGCTTGTCAGCAGGCCCCTTCTGATAGGCGTCAATCAGCTTGGGCCGGTGGGTGTTGTCGGAGGGGTACCACTGGTTACGCCAGTGGCTACCGACGATCCAGCGGTGGCTCCATTCGACGTCACGGTTCTCACCCTTGGTCCGGGGCGCCGCCTCCCGCAGTCTGATAATGCGGACATCAGGGATCGAGCGCCAGCCCTCGCGCTGGGCCTGGCGCCGGATGTTCCGGTCAGGCTTATAGGTCTCCTGAAGGGCTATCCGCTGGCTACAGAGCGCCCAAAACGTCGCCAGGATGCGCCGGTCCTCCAGCATCGACTGCTCCATCCTGGGGTTGCCAGCGGGCAGCTTGGAGAAGTCGGTGGTCATGCAGTCGACCGGCCACTCCGACCCCCCGGTGGGATGCAGGCGCATGGGCATGGCGGTGCGGAAGGTGTTGCGCTCCGTCTCGTCCATCATCCGCCAGGTGTGGATCAGGTCACGCCAGCAGTAGGTCTCGATCCCCCAGCACACCCCCACCTTGGTGGTGACGGTGCGCCACAGGTAGGCCGTGGTGTAGATCTCGGTGCCGGTCTCGGCGTCGAGGCCCGCCAGGGACCGGGAGAAGACCACGAAGCCGTCCTTGCAGGGCGGCTCCGGGATGCAGTCCGGGATGGAGGGAGCCATGGCCGTGACCAACTGGGTCATCTCGGTCGACACCCAAAAGAGTTCGGCGTCCCGGAAGCCGTCCTCCACCCAGCCCCTGGCTGCCTCAGCGTCGAGGGGGGTGTTCTCAAAGCCCTCGATCGGGCGGCGCCCCTGGAGGGCGTAGCGCTGCTGCCAGACCCCTGGCTCCGACCACCAGTCCAGTAGCTGCTTGCGGACGTGGACGACGTCGGCGGGCCGGAGGGACATCTCCAGGACATGGTCCGGGATGGGGTTCTCGGCCTCCATCCGCCGCATCTCGTTGTGGATCAACTCCCGCTGGCGGGCAGCGGAAGCCGTCCGATCCTGTGGAGCCTGGTGAGGCTGGAGGGTCCGCTCGCCCGCCTGAGTCTTGCCGTCCAGATTGCCGGGGTACTCCGGGTCGTAGGCGGCAGCCAGGCTGTCCGGGGTGTAGGCCCGCATGTCATCGACCTGCTTGCCCTTGTGGACGTGGGTGGTGGCCCGTGCTGACTGAGCCGTGCCGTCAGCCGGATCGCGTGGCTGCCTCTTCGTCGCCTGCCGCACATATCGAGGATCAGCGGCTCGCCGTCTACGCTTGCTCATTCCGGCACCGGCCAGGCCATACGAGTGGTGGGCGTGTAGACCCACTTCAGTTGGCGGATGGGCTTGCCCTCACGCCAGGCGTTCCACGCCGTCAGGACGTAGGCGACGTAGCGGTAGTCCGGGGCACGGCCCCTGGTGTGCCGCTTGGCGGCATCCTCCAGGCACCACTCCCGCAGCCGGAAGATGGGATCGCTGGCCTTGAGGTCGGTCCCCTCCAGCCAGGACTTGAAGAAAATGTCGACCTCCTGGTCGATGTTCGGATCGTCTATTTCCCGGAGGCGATGGTAGATCGCCAGGGTGGCACCCGCTCGCACCTTCAGATTATTGACGTGCTTGCCGATCTTGGCTGCCTCTTCGGCCAGGTTCTTGTTGGCGTCGTAGAGGGCCAGTAGCTGGCGAAAGGTGGGCCGCTGCTGTGGCTCCGCATAGTGGGCGATGCCGGTCGCCTCCGAGTACCGCATGCGGTGCAGCCAGAAGAGCGCTGAGGAGACGTACGTGTAGTACGGCACCCCTCTGCGCTGCAACTGGTCTCCGAGTTGACGTGGTAGCCCCGAGTCGAACACCTCCTGTGCCTTGGAAGGCACGCCCCTAAGGACGATGAATCGAGCCGGGATCCCCGTGATCACCACCGCACTCAGGCGATGCTGACCGTTGAGGAGGGTGCCGTCCTCGTCAAAGACGATGGCGTCACCGGTTAGCTCCCACTCCCCTCGTTGGAGAACTTGGGCATGCTGGAGGACTCGTGGCTCCCGCAGGTTGCGGTTGTCGACGTTCCCCTCAAGCCACTTCTGAGCCTGAGCGGGAGTCACCTCCATGATCCGAACGCTCTCGTTCGTCTTACTCACCTTCCCATTGCCGTTGTTATTGGTCTTGGTTGACTTCGTGGTAGTTGTAGCCGACTGCTGTGACACTTAGACCGCTGCCTTCTTTCTGCTCCTAGTCTTGGCTGGCTCAGGGACTTCCTGGCCGATGGAGTTGGACTTCTCCAACTTAGCACGGAGCTTGGAAAAAAGCTCTTCACGGAAGATGACTTTCGGGACGCCTTTTTGCTGGTACCCATCCGGGTAGATGTAGCGGCGCCCCATCACCTTGCCCTTGAAGTCGATGTTGTCATGACGCTCTGTCTGGCAGCGCAAGCACCTCAACGACAGGCGCCAGCCGTACCAGGGCGCCTCCATGTTGATCGGAGCGAACTCGTCCCACGCGTGTCCATAGGACCGACATCGCAGGTAGGTCAGATCGAGTGAGGTGTCTATGCGATGCACTGTCGCCACAGCTTGCCTCCTGGTTTCCAGCCTGGGCAGTGATTTTTCGGGGATGCTAGCATCCTTCGATTGTTGTGACTACAGGGAGGAGAAGCCTCTGGCACTGACCAGGGTTCGTGTCAACTGACTCGTTCCCTCAGCAGACCCACTCGCACGAGCCGAAGGGGCTACGACGAAAGGATCCCATGAGGAAACTTCTACTTGCCGCCGCCATGTTGGGCGGCTTTCTTATAGCAGTACCCGCTCAAGCGGCTACAGCCGCACCGACACCAGACGCAGGAGCGCAAGTGGCGGCAGCCAGTGGTTCGCCACCGAAAGCCCTGGTACTGACCGCAGCGGCCCCGAAGCTCCCCACGTACACCATCGTGAGCGGAGACACACTTTGGGCGCTAGGTCTGAGGTTCGGGAGGACGTGGGAGAACCTGGCAAGCTACAACCACATCCCCAACCCGAACCTCATCTACGTCG